GAGCTGTTACACCCTCTTCTGCTTCACCACTTCTTGCATCCACATAAGATAAGCTGGAAGCTAGATCTACTAATCCTGATAGTGCTAGCTTAGATATCACCTCTTCTGCTGCAATTCCGAATGTATTTGCTTCGGCTAATGAAGCTCTAAGATCACCAATTTGTGCTGTAGTTAAACCTAGATTAGTAGTAACTGCTGCTGTAGCAATTCTCAATCTGGCAAGCTGTGATCCACCACTGATTACTTCTTTGAATAGTCCACCGAATCTAGAAGTTAGTTGTGTTACTGTACCAATTAAAGCACTAGTAGCAATGTTAGCCTTAAAGACAGACCCAAACATATCACCACTAAATTTTTTAGTAGTGGTATCAGTAGTCTTATTTAGATTTCTTAGTTCCTGCTTAACACTGATCAGCTCATTTTTCATCTGATCTGCATTAGCACTAATTATCAATTGTAGTTCTTCTATTTTTAGAGCCATCTTTTTTATTAAGGTATTATATTGCCACCAGTAGCTTTGACCATTCCTATCATGTTGTTTTCCATTTGCTTATCACTCATAACCACATGCTTGTTCTTTTGCATAAATGGTTTTGATGGGTACTTCTTAGGCTGGTTCGTAGCAAAAGCTATGTATTGACCTAACATAAAGTTCATCTCATCCCATTCTTCACGTCTTCTAGTCTCTCTCCTTTCGTATGCACTCACATATTTCTTCATTTGTTTTGGGTTGGTCTCCCAATACACTTGAAGATCTAGCCCTATGAGAAGTGCTATTTCTTCACCTTCTAACCATTGATCCCTAAAGAACTGTAATCCACTATCTCTTCGCTCATGTCCATGTTCTTTGCTTTCTCTAGTCCGTCTCTCACTTTGTCTGCTAGATTCAGACTCCTTGGTAAAAAACCTGTAGATTCTAACTTCTCTATAATTAGAATTTGCAATGTCATAGTGTCATTCTCATTACTTTCTTTTAAGTAGAGACTAATAGCACCATAAGCACCCTTCTCATCAGTTCTAAGACCTCTCATAACGATTGTTGCTAGTGAAGTCATTGAGATATCACCAACTGCTTGCATGAGTGGTTTTTTTGTTCTGTCCTCGATTTCCTTAATGGTTCGTGGTGTGAACTCCAAGTTATCCATGATAGTTCCTGCTACTTGTGCAGATACTTCATTTGAGTCACTTGGATCATTTGGATCATATGAATCTTGTGTATCCATGTTTGTTAAATAATAAATAAATTAAATACTATAGGTAAATACCTACACTAAGATGCAGTATTGCTACTGCACCCTATGTTTAGGCACTTACACCTGTTGGTGAATAAGTAACTTTTCCACTGATTCTTAGAGATCCACTAGAAGTTCTTACACCTTCTGGTGTAATTTCACCTTCTTTGTACATCTTTACGAATGCAGTAAACCAAGCCTTTGCACCATTAGGAAAAGCGATTTCCCAAAGTCTATTAGCTTGACTGATAGATAAAGCAATCATATCTTCATGATTCGCTTCACTTTTGATGAATGTACCAAATGATACTTCACCAGAATCTTTCAATCCACCAATAAACTCTTTGAAGTTATCTGGACTATCAAGTGTCGTTGTATCTATCTCGTCACTTTCTGTACCAAATTCTCCAATGCTAGAAAGATCATTGATTAGAACATCATCATCGATGTTCTTCAATGTAGTTCCTATTGTTTTCTGAGCTGTTGACATTGTGTTTAGTTAATAAATTAAATTAGGTCTTTATCTCGAATTGAGTTGTTACATGAGAAATACCAGTAGGATCTACTAAGTGTTGATTAAACGTACACCTGTAGCCAATCTCTAGCATCTGCTCAATTACTATCTTTGTAATACTTCCTGTAACATTTGAAGTATTACCCCATATATCTATCTTAGCGGTTACATCTTGAAATGCAACTGTACCTTCAACTGTATATGCTGGTACATCATTCTCTACGTTATAAGTGATAGCTGGTAGAGCTTCTATCTTTTCAGGACGTTCTAAGTAAGTATTTACAGTGGCATCTGCATATAATGCATCTACTTCTTGTAACTTAGCAAAGATTGTACTTTTTTGATCTGTATAGTTGCTCATACTTTTTTAGCTATTTCTTCTCTCATAAACTTTTTTAGAGATTGTTGGATACCTGCACGGTGCATGTTCATGGCTGGACGCATAAAAGGTTGGGCTGGCATATACCTAGTTCCGAACTCTTGGTGAGGTGCATACTCAAGTGTGGTATAAATCACGCCTGTTTGCTCTTTGGAAAACAACTTATGTCTAATGCTACCTTTCAATGCACCAGTATCAACTGGTACAAGGTCTTTAGCAGCACGTTTGACTTTATACGTTGATTCTTTAATCTCTGGCATTATGTCAATGTCAGAAACTTTTCCAAATTTATCAAGTGTACTTTTTAGGTTTATAACTTTGATGACCATTCTTCTAGTATCAGCATGTTGTGCGAGTCACGAGGTAATGCTTTGATAACTCGATAGAAGATATCGTTGTAACTGTTAATGTCGCCATTTAGAATATCTGCATCCGTTGTAACAACTGCTGCTACATCTTCATGCAATCCATATTTCTCTTTGACTTCATCTAACTTTGAAAAGCTAATGTTTCCTTTATAAGATCCATTTGAAGTAAGTGAACCATCTCTAGTCCATCCTTCATCCGTTTTGGTACTTGATACGCTATGACGGTTTATTGTCTTATCGTAAAAAGTGCTTTTAATCTTATCAGTAAAACTAGTAGGTATTTTCATTGTTGATTACAGTTCCGATACGATATCTATCAAGTAGTGCAACACTACCACTAAAGATTTCAGCATCATCACTAGAATTAAAGAATGATTGTAGTTTGTCTGAGTAGCTTACAGATTGACCATTATCAGATACACTTTTAATACTACCTTCTGTAGCAGTATTTTGCTGCTTAATAGTCTTACAAGTCTGTACAACTGATTTAGCTATCGCACGTTCTAATCTAGGTGGTATCGGATAGTCTCTAAAACTATTCCAAAAGTCCACATCTCGATCTTCTGCATTAGGTTGTTTATAGTCCACTATGTATTCTGCATAAGGTACTACTAACTGATCCCTGTTTGTATAGCTAAGAACTCGATCAACTGCATCTTCTACCATAAATTCTATGTATTCATCATCTATTGATAAATCCACCTTTACAGTAGGGTACAGAACTTCTACATATTCCTTAATTCTAGTGATGATTACTTCCATCTTTAAGTATCGCTAATAAATAAATATACTAGGCACTTATTCCACCACCATTCACATCAGCAGCGAACACTAAGTCACTCATAACTGCATCTACACCATAGTAGTATGACATATAAGCATAGTGATCATTACTTAGATCTGGTTTAGCAATATAGAAATCATCCATGACTACTGGTTCTGCTAATGCTCCTACAACTTGGATAACTGCATCATAACCTTGCCTTAAAGCAGGTCTGATCGCAACTCTCCTGAATGCATTTTCATCAGTTCGACCTGTAATTGGGTTGTTGAAAGTAGTTCTTACTTTCTCAAGTGCATCATATATAACAGGGTTAACTGTCATTACCATGAATGCTCTCTCAACACCACTTACGTACTCATTTTCGAGTTTCTCTATGTGCTGGATAAGTAAAGTCAATTTGTCCTGTAAATCAGAACCACCACTTACGTCTACTAGACCATTAGCTTGTGCTGTTAGTTCTAGTTTGTTGAAGTAAGCTTTCTCAAGTTCAATATCCATTGAAGTAGCAAAATCACCTTGTCGAGTCTGTAAGACTGCAAGATCACCTTTGTCAGTCCAAAGTTTTTTATCTTTGGCATCCATTTCTTCTGCAATTTCTCGATCAGTGTCGATCTTAACAGTAGGTTTTAGGTTTTTAAGTATCGCACCTTCACCAGCAGTTCTTGCTGTTCCGTATGCTTGAGAAGTTGAAGCTTTCATTCGGCGTACCTGAATAGTACCACCTCGTACTGGAGTATCAATGTAGTTAGTATTAACAAGGTCACGGTAAACCGTTCCTGCTGATACTCTTTCCATGATCTCACCGTATTGAAGTAGCAACTCATCAGGATTACCTTGAGAGTCAACAACTGAGTTGGCTGTCTGTAAATCCATTTGAATTTAGTTTAATAAGTTAGAAATAATTTTTCCGTTCTGTAGCGACGGTATCAGAATTATTTCCAGTTGGATCTTTTGGAGTTTTACCAGCAAGTTTGGTTGTTACTGCCTTATTAACGGCGTCTTGGAATGTAGATTTAAGTTTTAGTATCCTTTCCTGCATGACTGTAGGATCTTCTACTAAAACGTGTTCTATAAAGTCCTCTGATAGTCCATTTTCAACAAGTAGTAATCTACCATCTAGTCTGTTTTCTTTAAGCTTTAGGTCAAGCTTTTTTTGTTCAAACTCCTTATTTTCCTTCTTTCGTAATTCCTGCTCTTTTTCCGTAGCTGATAGTTTCGCTAGTCTTGCCTCCTCTTCACGAGTTTCGGTAAGAGTTTTTTCAAACTTATCTTGCTCACGCTTGATACGTTCGGAAACAATCTTGTCCACATCTGCTTGGTTAAAGGTTTTGGTCTCACCACTTTTATCATCACCTGCATTTGCTTTAGCAGCATCTGCTTTAGCTTTGTTATCTGTAGTATAACCGCCATCATTGTTTATACCGCCTGTTGCTGGTGCTTTAGATGTATCATCACCTGCTAGCGTGTTGTCTTTGTTGTCCATTTATAGGTTTTAACAAAATAAATCCGTTTTACGTCCGTTCGACTAATCTAGTGTATACTAAAACTTTTTACAGCGCAATGTTAACTGCCTCTTATTCAGGTTCTTTCACTGGCTTTTTGATTTCATCAATCTTCTTTACTCGCTTTTTGATAACCTTATTTACCTTCTTGTAGTCGGTATTAGGTTTCAAGATGATAGTACCTAGCTCAAAGTCTTTGATTGTTATTTCTTTTGTTTTCTTCATAACTTCTTTTTACTGATCCCTTCCATGTAAGTATATATATCTGGTGCTATCTGTTTTAGGTACTTTGGTTTTGTATGGAATAATGAATAGCTTTCTGCAAAGAGTTCATCTGGTTGTAGATGGTATCTAGCAGCTTCTATAGGTATCTGGAAGCCTGAATCAC